GCTTAGGTGCGTTGCCAACCGGTCGAACAAATCGCAAGATTTGCCTGCATAGGGTGCCGAAGTCCAAATCCCAAGAGTTCGCCACAGGAGGAGGTCAGTCAATCTAAGGTCGTCTAACGTTCCGACCGACTTTTATAGTAAAGCTTCCTGGTGCGTAGCCCACTGTAAGTGTAAGTGTAAGTGTAAGGAATATCAGACAAGCCAGCACTATTGATTTAATAGGGCTGGCTTGCCATTCAAAAAGGAGGCTTAGATGTCCCTATTTTAATCCATAATTTGTGATATAATGCCTATGTATAATGTTTGTGGAGGAGAACAATTGTCAGATAATAATAACCTGCCTACACCACCACCTGGAACTTATTACGATAAGTCTGGCTATCTGAAAGATAAGGAGACGGGGAGGTTTGTCAAAGGCACTAAACCAGGCCCAATGGTTGAAATGCGTAAAGAGACTGGTAGAGGGACTACTACCAAGTCTCTTGCTAAAGCAATTAAAGATGCCTTTGAAGTCCGCGTTGATACAGTCGATACGCTTGACGAAAATAACCGCATCCGTCGCAAACGTAAAGCCATTATGGCAGACGCCCTCGCCCAGCTTATCACTACTGGCGAAGTGTTCCTGCCTGGCTCTTTTGATAGGCGTGGCAGACTCCGCCCAGGGAAACATTTTGAGTTTAGCGCCGATGAGTGGCTCTCTAACCTTATCAAACTGCTACGTTATATCGAACCGCCTGTAACCGAAATCGGTCTGTCAGAAGGAACAAAAGGCATCATCTTTGATATGCCCGTCAAGCGGAAAGGGGATGATGATGACGATGATGATATTGTCGTCCAGAATGTCCAACCCGCCCAAATCACCGATGCAAGTTATGAGACCATCGAAGAGGATGAGGAACAAGAGGAATAGTGTCGGAAACTTTTAACTTCTCAAAGATGGCAAATTTCACGCCTAAACAACAAGAGGCGTGGGACTCACTATTCAAATACCGCTTCACCCTCTTTGGGGGCAGCCGCGGGCCTGGCAAGAGTTATTGGCTGCGCTGGGCTTCTCTCGGCTGGCTCTTATATTGGTCTAATCATGGCTACCCTGGTCTGGTCGCTGGACTGTTCACCGAAACCTATTCTAAACTGCGCGACCGCCAAATCAGCAAGATCGTCTCCGAGTTCCCCGATTGGCTGGGCACTTTGCGGGAAGGTAAGACATTGGGGCTGGGCTATTACATCAACAAAGAGTATGGCGGTGGCGTGATCTGCCTGCGTAACATTGATGACACCGCTAAATATAAGTCGGCTGAGTTTGCCCTGATAGCCATTGACGAACTGACCGAACATGCCGTGGACGTTTTCAATATCATCTTGGGTTCACTCCGCTGGCCTAACTTCCCCGATACCCGCTTTATCGCAGGCTCTAACCCAGACGGTATCGGGAACGAGTGGACAAGAAACTATTTCATCGACCATATCTATCCTGAGGAAATGCGCCCATACTCCGACCAGTTCAACTTTGTCAGAGCGCTGCCCGCCGATAATAACCATCTGGACGAAAACTACTGGATGATGCTGCGCGGATTACCCGAAGACCTGCGCCGCGCCTGGCTCGAAGGCGATTGGGACGTGTTCAAGGGATTGGCATTCCATAACTTTAATAAAGCCAAACACGTTGTAGAACCTTTTGAAATCCCCGATTATTGGACACGCACAGTCGGGATTGACTTCGGCACGAATGCTCCCTTCTGTGCCCTGTGGATCGCCCGCAACCCAGATAACGGACGGGTGGTCGTGTATAAGGAGTTGTATAAGGCTGGACTCACCGACCGCCAACAAGCCCGCCTTATCCTGGACAATTCTACCGATGAAGAATTGCATATCATCCGCTTCGCTGACCCCAGTATGTGGAATAGTCGGGGCGATGAATCATCCACTTCGGCAGCTAAAACCTATGTTGACAACGGGTGTATAATTATCAAAGGCAATAATAATCGTCTCAATGGGAAACGAGCCATTGATAGATTGTTGATGCCTATGGAAGACGGACAGCCAGGTATCTTATTTTTCAATACCTGCCCAAATATTATCAACCAAATGAGCCATTTAATGTATGACAAGAATAGAA